CGATGACTTTAAAATATTAAATAAAGAAAAAGAGAAAAAAGGATATGTAGTTCCAAAACCACCTATACCAAATTTTAATGGTCATAAAAAAGAAACACCAAAAGAAACAAAGGAAGGTAATAAATTCAGTGGCGAATTGGCTAAAGCTAAATCACAACATAAAGATTCTTTTGATGTGGATGGTAAAAAATATAATGTTGAAGAGGGTAAAAAATGTAATCATTGCGGTAAATCTATGACTAATTGTTCTTGTGATGATAGACATTTGGAAGAAGGTTTATTTGGTGGAGGACACAAAAAAGTAGATACTATTAAACATGATGGACACGAAATAGATGTATTCACAAAAGGTAATGAAAAAGTTTATGGTCACCCAAGAAAGGAAGGTACCAAAGGTAAAAATGATAGTGAACGTTTAGTTTATAGTGATTTAGAAGGGTTGAAAAAATCAACTTCTTTAATGAATAAAGGTGAGAAAAATGTTAATTTCCCTAAATCTAAAAAAATTAGTAATCCAGATTATAAATCAACAGTAGTTGATACTAACGAATCAAAACCATCTGCAGGTCTTTCTAAAGAAAAGAAAAGTGAAGTTGTAAAGAAAGCTAAACATGGTGGAGATATAGGTAAGAAAGGTAAAGGATTTGAAAAAATTGCAGATAAAGCATCTAAGAAATATGGTAGTAAAGAAGCGGGAGAAAAAGTTGCAGCAGCTGCAATGTGGAAAAATATTAAAAGAGAAGGTGTAGAGGTAAAAGAATGGGTAAATAATTTGGCTGAAAATAATTTATATCATAGTTTCACATCTAAAAATGAAATTATGGAATTAATTCAAACTAAATTAAATGAGTCTACAACTATGACTCACGAATTTGGACCGGGTATTAAAAAGGGACATAATGGTATTCCTGAGTTTATGACTTATGATTCTATTACGTCTTCAGGACCTGCAACGGCTCCAACAAAACCAAAACCAACAGTTAAACCGGGTACAACACCAAAACCAAAAACACCGTACCAACCAGGACCAGGACCTAATCACAAACCAAAAGCGTTGGCTGAAAAGAAAATGGGACCTGCAACTGCACCAACAAAACCAAGAACTAAACCAACAACAAAACCAGGTCAAAAACCAAAAAAAGATAGTCCATATTTACCAAAACCAGGACCAAATCATAACCAAAAGCGTTAGCAGAAAAAAAAAAATAAATAAAAATGAAGTTTTCTAAGAAAAAATTACTATCTTTAATCCAAGAAAACATTAATGAAATGGCAATGGATTATGATACTCCCGATAGACCACATGGAGATGTGACGAGTAAATTGGCGAGCGGTGAAACACCTCTAAAAAAATTACCTTTACCTTCAACAGGGGAGGAACCAAACAAAAATTTCCAAGAACTTTTAGCTTCTGAGAGATATAGACAAGTGGTTCAAAAAATGAGACATTACACAGGTGATAATACACCTATGAATGCCGATACTAATATTAGCCCATTGGTTCAAACTATGATGAGAGCTCACAACAATATTGTTGCTGCAGAAAGAAATCATAGAGAACAATTAGAACAATTAGCAATTGAATTGGTTACAAAAGAAATGGGTATACCTGAAGGTTCTTTCCAATTTGATGTGAAAATTGTTGGTATGGGTGAAATTAATACCGATGATTTCAATAGAGAACAACCAGAACAAGGTCAACCAGAAATGGAGGCACCTGAACTTGAAATTGAATTGTATAATGATTTAGAACAATTAAATTTAGAAAGAGCTAAGAGAAGATTTATAAATGCTATGATGCAAGGTGCTTCTAAAAAAGGACACTACATGTATCATTTAGTTCCTGATAGAATTAGAGAAATTACAGGTTCTGAAACTCTATTAAACGATTATGGTTTACTTATGTCAATTAACGATAGTTTATATTGGCAATTGAGTGACCAAATGATGGCAGGAATGATGGGTGGTGGTGGAGTTGGTGGTAAAGAAGAAACTGACAGAAACACAAATCCTCCAACAATTAGAGTAAGAGCATTAAACTTCCCAATTTGTGTTCACGAAATTATCAAAGGTATTTTGGAAGTATTTTCATACCATGGTGATCCTGAAGATGAGGAATTAGCACAACGTGTTCATGAAAAAGAAGACACAATTGAAAAAGAAGTATGGGACTTAAGATTAGGACCGGCTATTTGGGATAGAGTTCGTTCACAATTCCCTGAAGATATTATAACCGATGAAAACAAAGTAGAATTACAAAATTACTTATTTGTTGAAATTATTAAATTACCGGCTAAGAATTTCTTAGTATTCATGAAAGAAGTTGTTTCACAATCTCAAAATGGTAAAAGATTATTAGATGAATTAATGGATAATATCTATAAAACATTTAATGATGAAGAAATTGAAGATGATATTTTCATGGACGATTTGAATAATCTTACCGATAATGAAGATGATGATAATTTAAAAGGATTTTTAAATAATATGGGTATTGATTTACCGAATAATTTCGGTGACGAAGAAGACGAAGATGATGACGATGGTGGTGAACCAGTCTACAGATAATACAAAGGGAGTTTTTAACTCCCTTTTTTTGTATTTATATATATGAATTCAAGAATAGAACAGTTGAAAGAATTGGCTAAGATTATGAAAGATACTCCTTATGCCTTAAGAACATATCTTCAAACATTTGATAATACACAGAAGAAATATGTTCCGATGGATTTGTTTGAGGACCAAATTCAACTTATTGAAGATTACGAAAAGTATAACGAAAATATTACAAGAAAATATCGTCAGGCGGGGGTTACAACAGTAACTGCTGCATGGTTGTCAAAAAAATTACAACTTGCTAAACCTGAAAATCCTGAGAGAGTTTTACTTATTGCAAACAAACGTGACACTGCGGTGGAAATGGCAAACAAAGTTAGACATTTCTTAGAACAATGGCCCGATTGGATTAATGTGGGATTTTCACCTGATAAAAACTCGGAAAGTAGATTTAGATTAAATAATGGTTGTGAGGTAAAGGCGGTTGCAACATCTCCCGATGCGTTACGTGGTTATACACCTACCATACTTGTATTTGACGAGGCAGCTTATATTGAAGCAGGTGAGGATTTTTGGGCGGCATCTATGGCGTCGTTATCTACGGGTGGTAAAATTATTCTTATTTCCACTCCAAATGGTTATGACCCTATCTATTACGGTGTTTATGACCAAGCAATTCGTAAAATGAATGATTTCCATATAACTGACTTAAGATGGTTCAAAGACCCTCGTTATACCAAAGATTTGTGTTGGGTAAAGTGTCAAGATATTGTTCATTACATGTTAAACAGAGAACAATATAATGATGATGAGGTGGTTAGATATGATTTAGACCTTAAAGATTATAATCAACATTTAGATGATGGTTATAAACCATTTTCATCTTGGTTTGAAAAAATGTCTAAGAAATTCTTATACGATAGACGTAAAATTTCTCAGGAGTTGGAGTGTGATTTCTTAGGTTCGGGTGATGGTGTAATTCCTGGTGATATACAAGAAAACATTGCAAAAAACTTAGTACGTGTTCCTAAAGAAAAATATATGCAAGGTACGTTTTGGCAATGGAAAGAACCTGAACAAGGACATCGTTATATTATGGGTGTGGATGTTAGTAGAGGAGATAGTGAAGACTTTTCATCAATTAATATTGTCGACTTTGATGAAAGAGAACAAGTTGTAGAATATATTGGTAAAATTCCTCCCGATGATTTAGCTGCCATTGCTTACAAATGGGGTATACTTTACGATGCGTTTATTGTTATAGATATTACAGGAGGTATGGGAGTTGCAACATCAAGAAAATTACAAGAATTAAATTATAAAAATTTATATATTGATGGAGTTAATACCAAAAATATTTGGGAGTACAATGCCAAAGCAATGGAGAAAATACCAGGTATTAACTTTAACAACAAAAGAACTCAAATTGTTGCCGCATTTGAGGAACAATTAAGAAAAGGTTTTCAAGTAAAATCCACAAGATTATTAAATGAATTAAACACGTTTGTTTACATTAATGGTAGACCAGACCACATGAAAGGTGCACATGATGACTCTATTATGAGTATGTCTATGGCTTTATATGCTGGTGATATATGTTTCAATCAATTACAAAGAAATGAAAGTAAGAACAAGGCAATGATTGAATCATGGGCATTATCTGAAAGAACGTATGAACCTGAAAAGACATTATATTCGTATGGTACTTCATTTGACCAAATAGGTGCAATGGGTATTGATACTAATACATTATTTCATAGAGATAACCCTACTAATGCTCCAAGAGATGCTTATAGAGAATATAGTTGGTTATTTCCAAGGGGTAAATAACCTTTGATTTACTAAAAAAATAGTTTATATTATAAAGAAAAGTATTTATATACATGGCACAAAATCCAAACAATCTCACTAATCCAACAGTTTTTCAGAAATTAACAAGAATGTTCGGTTTCCCAGGTCAAGTAAAACAGACTAAGGCACCTTCATTTAATTTCAGTAAAGACGAATTATTAAAAACGGATAGTAGAGAAGATTACGAAAGAGCAAAGTTACAAGCACAACAGAGTCAATTCATTTCTGATAAATGGGCTAAATTAGACCAATCAATTTATAACCAATCAGTTTATTATGAGCCAACAAGATTGGCGGCATATTACGATTATGAATCAATGGAATTTACTCCTGAGATTTCTGCAGCATTAGACATATATGCGGAAGAATCAACAACTATGTCTGAAAAAGGTGAAATATTAACCATTTATTCTGAATCAGATAGAATTGTAAAAATATTAACAGAATTATTCCATCATAAATTAGATATTAACACAAACTTACAAATGTGGGCTCGTGGTCTATGTAAGTACGGTGATGATTTTGTTTATTTAAAATTAGACCCTGAAAAAGGTATTATTGGTTGTCAACAATTACCAAATATAGAAATTGAAAGAATAGAAGGAGCATCAACTAAAAGTGTAAATCAAAGAGACACTAAAATACCCACTCGTGAATTAAGATTTCAATGGAAAAATAAAGATTTGGAATTCCAAGCATGGGAAGTTGCTCACTTTAGATTATTAGGTGATGATAGAAAGTTACCATATGGTACATCTATGTTAGATAAGATTAGAAGAATTTGGAAACAACTTTTACTTGCAGAAGATGCTATGTTAATTTATAGAACTTCAAGAGCACCTGAAAGACGTGTATTTAAAATATTTGTAGGTAATATGGACGATAAAGATATTGAACCATATGTACAAAAAGTTGCAAACAAATTTAAAAGACAACCTATATCTGACCCTGCAAATGGTCAAGTGGATATGAGATATAATCAAATGGCAGTAGACCAAGATTATTTCGTTCCTGTTCGTGACCCAGGTCAAACAATGCCAATTGAAACATTACCAGGTGCACAAAACTTAGGTGAGATTTCCGATATTGAATATATCCAAAAGAAAATGTTGGCAGCACTTCGTATTCCTAAAGCTTTCTTAGGATTTGAAGAAGTTGTTGGTGATGGTAAAAATCTTGCCTTAATGGATATTCGTTTTGCAAGAACAATTAACAAAATACAAAAATCTTTAATACAAGAATTAAATAAAGTTGCCTTGATTCATTTATACCTTTTAGGTATGGAAGATGAATTAAATAACTTTACATTATCTTTGACAAATCCATCATCTCAATCTGATTTATTAAAGATTGAAATGTGGAAAGAAAAGATTACACTTTATAAAGACGCAACATCTGACCAATCTCAAGTTGGTATTCTTCCAGTATCACATACATGGGCTAAAAAGAATATTCTTGGATTTAGTGATAGTGAAGTGTTACTTGACTTACAACAACAACGTCTTGAAAGAGGTATTGGTGCCGAGTTAACCGCAACACCTAATATTATTAAACGTTCAGGTGTGTTTGATGAAGTGGATTCTAAGTATGGTATTCCTGAAGAAGAAAGAGAAAAACTTGAAGCATCGGGAGCACTTAACGCTAATCCTGAAGGAGGAGGAATGGGTGGATTAGGAGGTGGAGGTTCAGTTCCGCCACCACCACCGGCTGGAGGTGAAGCAGGTGGAGAAGGTCCGTTAAGTGAATCTGTAAAGAAGAAAAAGAACTTATCAGAAATACTTGATGAAGACCCTATTGATTTTAGTAATTTAATTGATATGAAAAAGGCTCAAGATAGTATTTATGAGATGGAACAAAAATTAAAAGATATTTTAAACGATTAAGAAAAATGAAAAAATTCGGTGTTATTAAAACTAAATTATTAAATAAATTAACTGAGTCTTACGCTAATGAAAATAAGACTGAGATTAAAAATATTTTAACAACAATAAAAGAAAATAAAGACTTTAAAGAAATGTATTTGTTTTATGAAGAAATTGAAGGAAAATATATTTCAGATAAAGAAACGGCAAAATTATATGTTGAAGGTTTAAGTACATATTTTGGTCAACCAATGGGAAATTGGGGTAATTTAAATTTATTTTGTGAATCTTTAAACAAAAAATTAGGAGATGAAGAAATAACAACAAATGATTTATATGAGTCTTTAGATATTTTATCTGAAAAAGATTCATTATCAAATATTGAAAAGAAAGTTATCGCTAAAAAGAAATTAGTAGAACATTTAACAACTAAAAAAGAAATTACAGAATCAAAAGAAACTACTTTAATACCTAATGAAACTTTATTAAATGCAGTGTTATCAAATAATTTTAATGTATTATATTCTAACACATTATCTGAATCACAAAAAAAAGAATTAAAAAATATCTTATCAATGTCTCACGATGAACTTATAAGTAAATCAAATGAATTATCTGAATCAATTATTGGTCAAGTATCAACACTAATAAGTGAATCAAATGATACGGATTTATCCAACAAATTAAAGGCGGTAAAAGATGAGGTAACTCAAATGTATCCGTCACGATACAACTACTACAGATTAAATGAATTAAAAAATGGACTTAGTTAAGTCCATTTCTTTTTTGTTGTACATAGATTGCTTTTAACT